GTGATGGAACACATCATCGTAGGTCTTGTCTGCATGGAGAATGGTGAACTTGATGCCCAGCTCCTTTTCACAGAAGGGCTTGAGCCAGTCATAAATGAAGTCCCGGTGTTCCGGGACTTCGCCGCTTGTGTCTTTGTCGAACATGACCTCACTGAAAACCGCCTCGTCAAGCGGCTCATTGTGCTGTGCAGCCAGCAGGAGCGTCGCTACACTGTCCTTGCCTCCGCTGCAAGAGGCAACATACTTCGGGCGGATCATCGGTCAAACTCCATCTTGAAGCTGACGTATTTTCCGCCGCTGTCATCCAGACGAATGACAGCATCGTAGAGCTGAGGCTTCTTCGGCGTGTAAAGCCCGGTCACGCGACACCAGCCCTTGTCCAGCAGCTCCTTTGCAATCCTCTTGGTCAGCTTCTTTTTCTTGCTGGAAAAGAACTTGTTGTCTTCCCACAGGCAGAAGGAGCAAGCCTTGTTCGAGCAGTAGAAGTTGCCCTTGCCGACATAGACCGGAGAGCCGCAGCGGGGGCATTTGCCGATTTCCTCCTTGCCCGTGCCGAAACGCTGGGCTTCGGCATCGGAGAGGAACGGATAGGCTTTCACGAGATCGCTGGTCATCCGGACAATGCCGCTGAGGAAAGCGTCCGCATCTGCCTTGCCGCGCTCAATCTCCATGAGCGTGTTTTCCCATTCCGCCGTCATTTTGGGAGACGTGATCTGTTCCGGCAGGACGCAGACGAGGTTGCAGCCGTCCTTTGTGGGAATGAGGGATTTGCCTTTGCGCTCTGCAAAGCCGGACTTCACCAGCTTTTCAATGATACCGGCACGGGTCGCGGGTGTTCCAAGACCTTTCTTCTCGGTGTCATCGTCAAACTGATCGTTTCCGGCAGTCTCCATTGCAGACAGGAGCGTGTCTTCCGTGTACTGCTTCGGAGGCGTTGTGAAGTGTTCGGTGACACTGGCAGACACACCTTCCAGCATATCGCCCTCATGGACTTCGGGCAGGGACTTCATGGGATCGTCCTTTTCCTTCGTCTTGAGAGATGCCTTGAACAGCTCTTCAATGGCTTTCCATCCGTTTTGAACGACGGTCTTCCCCTTGGTTTTGAACGTATAGCTCTCGCAGGAGAGCGTGATCTGCGTTTCCGCGTAGGTGTGCTTCTCGCCGGTTGCACACAGAAGGCGCATCCCGACAAGATTGAGGATTTTCTGTTCCGACTGAGGAAGCGCCGAAACATCCTGCTTTTCAAGCTGGACGGTCGGGAGAATGGCATGGTGATCTGTGACCTTGCTGTTGTCGGTTACGCGGGCAATGTCCGGAGTGACCGAAACGCCGGAGAAAAGCGGAAGCTGGCGGCAGACAATAGAAATGACCTGACGGGCGGTGTCCTCCATATCGTCCGTGATAAACTGGCTGTCCGTGCGCGGATAGGTCAGGAGCTTCTTTTCGTAAAGCGTCTGGACGAGATCGAGTGTCTGCTGGGCAGTGAAGCCGTAGTAGCGGTTCGCCTCGCGCTGCAAGGTGGTCAGATCATAGAGCTTCGGAGGATTGACGGTTTTCGTCTCCCGCTTGAGAGAAGAAACGACGGCTTGCTTTTTCTTGCAAGCCGCCGCAATCTTTTTTGCTTCCTCTTCGGTTTTGACCTTTTCCAGATCGGCGGTCAGATCGCCCTTGCCGACGTGGACGTTGAAATACTTCTCCTTCTGGAACGTGGAGATTTTCCCGTCACGCTCCACCAGCATTGCAAGGGTCGGCGTCTGGACGCGCCCGACCACCAGCTTCTTGTGATAGAGCGTGGTGAAAAGGCGGGTGCCGTTGATGCCGACAATCCAGTCCGCCTTCGAGCGGCTGAGTGCTGCATCATAGAGGCGGTCATATTCCTTGCCGTCCCGGAGATGCTGGAAGCCTTCGCGGATGGCGGAGTCCTCCAATGAGCTGATCCACAGACGCTTGAAGGGCTTGGTGCATCCGGCTTTGTTGTAGACCAGCCGAAAGATCAGCTCACCCTCGCGTCCTGCATCGGTTGCGCAGATCAGCTCGGTGACGCGCTTGTCCTTCATGAGAGCGGACAGCACCTTGAACTGCTGTGTTTTGTCCTTCGTGACCTCAAACATCCAGCTTTCCGGAACAATGGGCAGATCGTCATATCGCCACTTGGCATACCGCTCATCGTAGGAGCTGGCGTCTGCCAACTCCACCAGATGACCGAAGCACCACGAAACGATGTAATTGCCGCCCTCCATGTAGCCGTCCTTGCGGGATGTCGCGCCCAGCACCTTTGCGATGGACTGGGCGACGCTGGGCTTTTCAGCAATGACTAAGATCAATCTTCATCACCTTCCGTTTCGGCATCCTCCGCGATCTGCGGCTCTTCATCCTCGTTGATGTACGGCTCTTCCTCGTAGCCTTCATCATCAAAGAAGTCCATATCTTCATCCTTGGGCTTTCTGCCCTTGACGAACTTGATGTAGTAATAGGCTGCACCCGCAGCACCGGCAAGGACAAAGATGACGAGGATCATGCCGATGTTGGATTTCTTTTCGGGCTTAGGGGCGGGGGCATCGGTTTCCGCATCCTTGTCCGGCTCAGGCGTAACGGGGGCTGTGCCGGTGCATTCGCTCATGTTGGTCTTGCAGACCGGGCAGTCGGTATTGACCTGACCGGCAGCGCATTTCTCCTTGCAGTTACAGGTAGTCAGAGCCGCCGCAGTATCTTCATCCAGCAGCGCAAGCAGATCGCTTTCATCGACCATATTCAGGAAGTACGTCTGATACTGTTCCTCATCCTCGTTGATGGGCGCATCGTAGTCGATGACAATGAAAAAGGTGTTGCCGCTTTTCGTCTGGACAGTGATGAACTGCTTGTTGGTTGCCTTGTCATAGAGCAAGTCACGGGTGTAGGCGTTGCCCTCATCGTCAATCGGCTCACCCTTCGGCTTTTCCGGTGCGGGAGTGGTTTCAGGCTGCTGTTCGGGCTGAGTTGCCTCCGTAACCGGAAGGTTCTGCTCGGTATCATCGGCGTAGGCAAACGCCGTCACCGAGAAGCAGGACAGCACCATGACGCAGACTGCAAGGATGGTCAGAAAACGAAACTTCTTACGCATTGTCGATTACCTCCGTATTTTCAGCGGGCTTGGTGCCGCCCTTCATGGAAGACAGGAACGCCATGATCTGATCCTTGTCCATCACCATAGAGCGCACGGTATTGATGATTTCAAGGTTTTCCAGCTCTGTCTTCTTGTCGTACAGCTCCTTGAGCTGACCTTCGATTTCGGACTTCTTCTTTTCAGCCTTCTCAATGTCGGAGAGGACTTTCTGATACTTGGGATTCATGCAAAACTCCTTTCTTTTAATAGGCGGGTCTTCCGAAGGCGTAGAAATGCTGCTGCCAGTAGGAAGAATTGATGGATGTGTACTGAATGGGGTCGCCGCAGTGGATCATGACCCCATCACCAACGTAGATGCCGACGTGAGACACGCCGGGGGTGTCATACGTTCCGACGAAAAAGATGAGATCACCGGGCTGTGCATTCGCCTTTGATACCGGCGCACAGACGTTGTAAATCCCCTGTGCGCCCAACCGCCCGGTATTCACAAGTCCGCTGTTTGTGAGAACGTAGCTGACGAAGCCGGAGCAGTCGAAGGACGTGTCGGGATTGGAGCCGCCCCACACATACGGATAGCCGAGATACTTTTCCGCCTCGGTGATCAGTGTCGCAAACTTCTCGTCGTTCAGGTATTCCGGGTTGACATCGTAGTCGGCGGGAGGATTTGTAATGTACTTGTCCACATAGGGAGAATCACCGAACAGATCCTCGCGGTTGCCCAGCACCGACATATACGTTGCGTACATGGAGAGCTGTTCCTGAGACATGATGTAGACCGGGACGTGGGAGAGATTGAAGTTTTCGAGCTTCACGTTGCAGATGTAGTAGTCATACGGGACGCGGTAGGTTTCCGTGTGCGTATTGCCGTCTGCATCCGTCCATGTGTCGGTCTCCGTGCGGTATCTGGTTTCGACGATAACCTCTTCGGTGAGGATATACTGCTTTTCAAACAGCATTTGGAGCGCACCCTGCACCTCATCCAGCGTGAACTCGCCCTCATGGAGAGCCGAGAGAATGGAGATCAGCACATAGGGGTCATGCTCAATATCGTCCAGATCGAAGTGGTATTCATCGTAGTTGTGAGTGCTTTCGTAGGTGTCGAGATAGCGTTGCAGCTCTTGCTCCATCCGGCAATACTGCGCCTCCGCGCCGAGCATCGCGTCATCCTCGCTGAGATAAGAGGAAGCGATAACCGTCGAGCCGGTAGAAGTAAGCATCGAACACGAGCTGATTCCGGCACCGAGCAAAACGAGAAGGGCAATTCCGACGCCGATCCAGATGAAGACCTTCTTATTCTTCTCGAAGAACTCCTTGAGCTTGTCGGACACCTTTTCGCCGAGCTTCTTGCCGGTATTCTTTGTGGCAGTACCGGCGGTCTGCGAACCGGCATTTCGAGCGGCGGCATATTCCTTCTTGATGCTCTGCTTCTGGTAGTGCTTGTTCATGCTCTGCTTCTTCATCTCAGGATGCTCGTGCTGATTTCTCTCATATTGGAGCTTCGCATCAGCGACATCCGCCTTGTGTTCCAGCTTGGAG